TTCTTGTAGGTGATCTTGACTACGACCTGCTGACTGGTGAACCCGTCAAGTTCATCGAGAGGTCCAATGGAAATCTAAAGCTTTGGGTAACTCTTGATCGAGATGGAAAGCCGCCGACTGAGCATAAGCATAGTTGCGGCAATGACGTTTCCGCTGGTACTGGTGCGTCTAACTCGTGCTGTGCTGGGTACAATATGACCACCTACACGAAGGTCTGGGAGTACGTCAATCCGCACATTCGCCCTGAGTCTTTTGCAAAGCAGTCAATTGCGCTGTGTAAGTGGTTCGGCGATGCGTACATGCTGTGGGAGTCTGGCGGTCCAGGCAGGCAGTTTGGTGCCGTGGTTACTGAGCTGTCTTACGGCAATGTGTACTACAGAAAGCGCAATGAAGCAATCTCCGGAAAAGTCACCGACATTCCTGGCATAGCCACAACTAAGGAAGTGAAGTTGATTTTTCTTGGCGAGTATAGATCGGCTGTCGAGAAGGGTGAATGCGTCAATACATCGATAGATGCACTTAACGAAACGCTGGAATATGTTTTTGCCTCTGACGGTGGACCTGTGCATTCTCGGAGTGTCGGAAAGACGGATCCATCTGGAGCTAAAGCCAACCACGGTGATCGTGTCATTGCCGACGCGCTAGCATGGAAGGGAGTAAAGGAGTATTATGTAATCAAGAAAGCAGAGAAGGCAGAGATTAAGCCTGGATGCCTTGCATGGAGAAACCAAAGGAGAGAGAAACTTGAACAAGAAAAATCCAACGACGGATGGTAAAAAGAAGTGTCCTAAATGCAGAGAAATAAAGCCGTTGTCTTGCTTTAGTTGCATCGGGAAGTTTGTTAACGGGCAAAAGCGCTTCAGTTCGCATTGCATTCAGTGTAAGCATGAGTATATTGTAGAGAGGCGCAGGATGCAGAAAAAGAAGCGCCTCACCGAGAGAACACTGGACCCTGACCGCAAGGCTAAAATCAAAGAGCTGTCTGAGCTGGTTAAGAACGAAATTCCAATACCTTACTGGGAGCCATAATGAAGTACAGGCCGAATCCGGAAATAATTATAGAGGCATTTAAGTGGACTGGGAATGCCCAGCAGACAGAAGATCCAGGTTGGATCTGCGATAGAATTCGACTGGGAATTGTCTCCTTCTATGGAGGTGTGATGTTGATTCATACTCTCGAAGGGACTATGACCGCAAGCCAGGGCGACTATGTCGTCCTGGGAACAAGCGGAGAAGTGTATCCATGCAAACAGGAAATTTTTGAGCATAAATATATTGAGGTATCGTAATGGAAAATCCACTATCACAAGCGCAGGTTGATCGTCTGATTGAGGCAATTGAGTGGTCTGAGCAACAGCTTGAGAAGCCGAAGAAGAATCGAATCTCAGCGATTCGGGAATTCGCTGGGTATCACTACTCTGCCGATGGTTCTGATTTACGGGTCCCGGTTCCATTGCTGGCTCTTGCGGTCCAGATTTATGTTCGGATTCTCGCGGCCCGTGCTCCTCGTGTGATGATTACAACGACGCATTCAGAGCTGAAGCCGACTGCGGCTGATTTTACGATAGCAATCAACAAAGTTCCAGAGGAGATCGGATTGACCGATACTCTTCGGAAGTTCGTTGAGGAGGCAATCTTTACGTTTGGTGTCGTAAAGGTTGGGCTGGCAACAACAAGAAAAATTGCTGGACAAGATTACGGTGAGGTCTTTGTTGACCTTGTGACAGCCGACAACTATTTTATCGACATGAGCGCAAAGTGTGAAGCCGATAAGACCTACGAAGGCAATCAATACTGGATGGACTACGAGGACTTCAAGGCGTCTGGATGGCTCAGCGAAGAAGATCTCAAAAATGCCAAGCCTGACGAGCCAACGGCAATTGGGCCTTCCGGTGAGCCTCGTGCCGAGGGTATTGGGACCGATAGATCGATAAAAGAGTACCGAGAGAAGAAGTGGCTGCGTGACGTTTGGCTTCCTCACGAGGGAGTCATCCTGACGATTGGCGTTGCGAACAAGCGCGTCTACCGCACTGTAAAATGGAAGGGTCCGAAAGAAGGCCCATACATTAAGCTTGGGTACACGGACGTCCCCGGAAATCTTCTTCCGCTTCCTCCGGTTTCGCTGTGGCGCGATCTGCATGAGCTGTCCAATACGTTGTTCCGTAAGATCGCAAAGGACGCCGAGGCATTCAAGAGCGTCATGGGGTTCTCGGGCGGACATGACGAGAGCGTCCAAAACTTCAAGAACGCTAAGTCTGGAGACGGAATCAAGTACAACGGCCCAGAGCCAGTTGACCTGAAGGCCGGTGGAGTTGACGCTAAGTCTCTTGCGTTCTACATTCAATGCAAGGATCTGTTCTCGTATTTCGCCAACAACATGGATACGCTTGGTGGACTTGGGAATATCGCTCCAACGCTCGGACAAGACAAGCTTCTCGGAGAGGCTGCCTCGGCTCAGGTGAAGGATATGGTCGATAAGACCATTGATGCTGTCAAGAAGATTTTCAAGGCAATTGCATTCTATGAATGGAATGACCCAGTTAAGACGCGAAGGCTTGAGCAGCCTATACCTGGATCGAAGCAAAGCATTGCTTTTGAATGGAATCGTGACTCTCGCAAGGGCGACATTTCGATGTATGACCTTGCGATTGATATTTATTCTCTCCAGGACAACACACCAAGTATTAAGCTTCAGAAGCTTGGGGTAATTCTTCAGACGTATATTCTTCCGCTCTTGCCAATGATTCAGCAGGCCGGGGGCCAAATTGACGCCGAGAAGATAATTGAACTTGTTGCGCTGTACTCCGATTTTCCGGAGCTTAAAGAAGTGGTTACGTTCTCAGAGTTCAGCTCACCAAGCGCCGGGGCTGGCGCAGGGAACGGTCCAGCTCCGCCCGCTGTAACCAATCGAACCTACACGAGAGTTGGACAGCCGGGACAGTCAAGGCAGGGGGCCGATGCTGTTATGCAGCAATCACTTCTGTCTAATGATGGTGAGGAATAGCATGATTTTTTTGAGGGTATTGCGATCACTGTGTATTCTCTTTATACTTTTTGTATGAAGAGAACATACAAATATGACAAGCAAAGCGGGTCTATGGTTGAAGTATCCAAGGCTCCGCTGCGAAAAAATGTTGGGTTCCCTGCGCTGGAGTGTATTGCAAGTGGCGTTCACCCGAGTCAGGCAAATGAACTTCGTGAGGTTTATGCCCAACGCGGAGAGCGTGTAGAAGTGACGAACGACGGAAACCCGATTTACACCAGTCTTCGACAACGTAGAAGGCTTCTGGAACTTCGAGGCTTACACGACAATAACTGTTTTTATTAGAAGAGAGAAAGAAAAATGCCAGTAAGTGACGAGCTGATTGCGGAAATCAATAGCGCGATTTCTGAGGTTCCTGTTGGTGAAACTACATTCAACGCGATTGCCACGGAAACGCCTGTCGCCGAGAAAGAAAAAGGTGCTGAGCCTTTGGTGTCGGAAGTAAAGGGTTCCGAGCAGGAGCCAACTCCGACACACAAGCAGGAAGATGATCCTGCTGCGAGAAGTAAAGAGGAGGTCAACCCGGCCCCAAAGGCTCCAGCGTCCGACGTTAAGTCACAGATCTGCGATGACGTTTTGACTCGTGCCATTATGGCCGGTATGTCGATTGCCGATGCTCGTTCTTTTCAGAGCGAAGACGCGCTGATTCGTATTGTGGATCGAATTGAAGCCGCTG